ATCTGACGACGCTCTTCGGCGCACAGGTCGCTGCCGCCATCATGCTGACCGGCGCGGTAGCCAACCTCGCGCTGCGGACTGTAACTACACAATCATTGCAGGAGAAGGGCGGTGGATGAGGGACAGGTTATTTTCAACATCATCGTCGGTGTAGCCGGCTTATTTGGTGGTTGGATACTGAACAACATTAGCCGATCCATTGAGCGCCTAGACCAAGACGTGCGCGAGATGCCGCACACTTACGTTTCCAAGGCCGACTACAAAACCGACATTGCTGACATCAAGGAGATGCTCGGCAAGATCTTCGACCGTTTAGAAACCAAGGCTGACAAATGATTCCGCTTTGGGTGTGGCGTGTAGCGCCATACGCCCTTGGTGTCGTGATTGTGGTAGTGGCGGCGATGGGCGCATTGCATAACGCCAAGGAGGAAGGTCGTGCGGAACTCAAACCGGAGATTGAACGACTGGAAGCCACGCTCGCCGCTGAACGACTTGATCGAGCGCGTGCTGAAGCGGCTGCAAATTCGTACCGATCCGAGATGGACGCTCTTCGCAGTCGTCCTGTTCCTCGTACTCCTGTCCGGTTGTGCGTCAGCGCCGACCCAGTGCCCACCACCCAGCCGGCCGCCGGCAATACTGTTGGAACCACCACCTCCTCCTGGGGCTACAACGGAACGGCTGCGTCAGATTTTACAGCAGGGCCAGACATCGGCCCCGACCTCTACGACCTCGCCGGCCGCTGCGACGCCGAAATAGCCAAGCTCCGCGCTTTGCAAGGATGGGTCAATGACGTTCGATGAAGCGTTCGATGCGCTCTTAAAGCACGAGGGCGGCTTTAGCGACCACGCTGCCGACCCCGGTGGCAAGACCCGCTTTGGCGTCACTGAGGCCGTAGCGCGGCGCGAGGGGTATCGTGGCGATATGCGCGACTATCCGCTTGATGAAGCGAAGCGCGTCTATCAAAAACTCTATTGGAACGCCTTGCGCCTTGACGATCTACGCTCAGAGTTCCGCTTCGATTTGTTTGACGCCGGAGTCAATAGCGGTGTCGCACAGACCGTACGTTGGGTGCAGCGTATTGTGGGCGTTACGGTCGATGGACTTTTGGGGCCGCGAACTTTGAGTGCCGTCAATAACAGCGACGCAGCAAAATTTCTTGCAAAATTCAATGGTCAGCGTCTACTCTTCATGACAAGTCTTAGCACATGGCCGTCTTTTGGCCGTGGCTGGGCGAGGCGAATCGCAGAAAACTTGATGCGATAGGGGGTTTGGATGCGCTCTGACGGCATCCCTCGCCGGTTCCAACTGGCAGGGCACACCATCATTGTCAGAGTGGTTCCGCCAAGCAAATGGCGACACGGCAAAGGATGCGTTGGGATTTGGTTACCCGACCTATACCGCATCGACATTCTGTCCACGGCCAAGGGCAGCAATCGGCAGCAGATCTGGGCGCATGAAGCGGTCCACGCCATGCTCGATATTGCCGGTCACGATGACCTGTCCCGCGATGAAGCGCTTGTGGATCGCCTCGGCCACCTCTTGCAACAAATGCTGACCACGATGGAGTGACTTGTGCAAAAGAAAGCCACCGACGATGAGATATTGGAAGCGCTGCAAGAGGCAAACGGCATTCGTGCCGTTGTCGCTGAAAAGTTCGAAATGAACGAACGCACGCTGATGTTTCGCCTCAAAAAGATGAAATCAAAGGGCTACATCATCCCGGCATCGACGTATCACCCTGGGCGCCCCATTGAGGCGAAGCCCACGTTTGAGTTCACCCCGCTGCCGGACGACGACATTCCCATTGAGCAGTTGATTGAGCATCGCAAGCGCCAGTTCCAGCACAAGCAGGCGCACGAGGAAGCCTCAAAGCTGATTCCGATTAAGGTCAAGATACCCGGCCCTATCGGCATCCTGCACTTTGGCGACCCGCACGTCGATGACGACGGCACCGACCTCGAGGCGCTAGAGCGGCACACTCAACTCGTCAACGACACCGAAGGGCTGTTTGCGGTCAACGTGGGCGACACCACGAACAACTGGTGTGGCCGGCTGGCACGGCTCTATGCCGACCAGAGTACGTCAGCGGCGCAGGCTTGGAAGTTAGCCGAATGGTTCATCAACCGCTGCCGTTGGCTCTACATCATCGCCGGTAACCACGACCTCTGGAGCGGCGGTGGCGACCCCTTGCGGTGGATCGCCAAGCAACAGAACGCCCTCTATAAGGCTTCAGAGGCCCGTATAGCGCTTAATTTCCCTAATGGGGCGTCGGTGCGCGTCAACGCTCGTCACGACCATGCGGGATCTAGCATATGGAACCCGGCGCACGGCCCGATGAAGGCGGCGATGCTTGGCACCCGCGACCACATCTACGTCGCCGGTCACAAGCACGAGAGCGCCTATAGCGTCCTCAAAGACCCGATCAGCGGGATAGCCATGCACGCCATCAAGGTCGCCTCCTACAAGGTCTACGACCGTTATGCGCGGGATAAGGGCTTTAGGGACAACGCCCTATCGCCCTGCGTGCTGACGACTATAAATCCGGGATTGCCGGAGGATCACCCGGATATGGTGAAGGTGTGGTGGGAGCCGGAGGAGGGGGCGGAGTATCTGCGATTTTTGCGCAGAGGGCTTTAAGAGCAACCCGCTCGCGGGAGGCCCGCAGGGCGCACCGACGCTGGTGTAGCCGTCGGATAATCGTCCACCGTCGCTTTCCCGATACCTCGGCCTCAAGGGCGAGAACCACGTCCGCCTCAGACATCCCAGCGATGGATTCGTTCAACTCTTTCCACGTCGCAATCATAATCATTCCCTGCTTAGTGTTGCCGCGAGGTACATCGCCTGTAGCGTAGCCGCCGCGTCCGCAGCGTCCCGCGCCTCGTACCACTCACCCCTCGGCTGGAATATGCTCTGAAACCGCTTCTGGCCCTCTGAGAGCCGCCCGCCTTTCGCCTTGACCTCTACCCAGCAGGCCCATGCCAGACCGTCTCTGAGCGGCTTTACGGCGAGAAGGTCTGGAATGTCGTGACCGGCGCTGGCAAAGTCGATTACCTCAAACCCTGCCTTCCGCAGTGCGTTTACGATGTCGGCGTGGTTGGTGTCGCGTCGTTTGGCGTAGCGCATTGTTTTACTCTATCACGAAGACGCATCACGCCGCGCTCACCGAATAACTCTCGGACCAACCCAATTAGTCCTGGGTCGCCGATCACCGCCGCCGGGTCAGCCTCACGCACGAGCGGCCCGACGCGGGTCTTTAGCCACTCGCGTTTCTCCTGCCGCTGCTCCCAATCCCCGACGTTGATGCGGGCAAGGTAAGCATCGCAGAGGTGTAACCGACCGATAACGGTCTTGACCCGCTCATCCCACTGCCTCATGCCGGATTGCACGGCCCAAGTGATATCGCTAGACGTCGTGACGGGTTGGTTCATTTCGGATCAAGCCTCCGCACGATTGACGACAACGATCCGTTTACCGACTGCAATCCATTACGTCTCTGAGAATCAGTAATAGATTTATTGGTTACTGACTCTTGGTTATTGGTTATTGGATATTGGTTATTGGATAGCATTGCCTTCGCATTGCGTTCGCTATGCGTTCGCATTGCGTTCGCATCCTTTTCTGGCGACCAACGCGACATCGCGGACTGACGCGCTTTGTTGCTTTTCTCGTGGTATTTCTCGATTTCCCGCAGCGCTCGATGGTTGATAAACCCTGCGCCAGTATCGACAAAGTAGTCCGTCAGCACTCGCTCCACTGCCTGCTTCTCCGTCTTCGATGACGGACGACATATCTGATACGCCTCCTTTCTCGAGAAAGGCTTTTCAGACGAATACAACCGATCCAACAGCAAATTCAATACGCCATGCTCCACCAGCGATAAGTGATGGGTGTCTTTGGCGTAATCACCAAGATGTCGAGGGTAGAAGTTCATGATTTTTCCGTGAGCGCCTCCGTGTTGTCTGCCTTCAACTTGCCCTTCGTCATCACCTGGACTTGGTACTGGCGCAGCAACGGAATCCCGTTCGCTTTCCACTGGTAGATGACTTGGGGATATACGTCGAGCGCCTTAGCTGCTGCCTTGACGCTGCCGAAATGATTGATGACTGATTCAGTGTCCATGACCGCAGTATGGACTAAGAAAGCGGCGTCTGCAAATCCTCTTGACAAGGCAGTGCAGGTACGTATGATTGCACCTGGGGATTGGCCCCACCGGAGACAAACATGGACTACCAAGAAAACGACCGTCAGTTCGGCCGTGACCTTATGGAAACCGCCGAGGCGTTCCTTGACGCCCAGGAGCGTGCGGAAACCGCCGCATGGAACGCCTACGACTCCCTGCAAGAGCTGAACCGCATCGAGCGCGAACACTCGATGAACCTTTCCCACTGCATCCGCGACCTCATCGAAGCCATCGACAAGGCTCGCGCTAACCTTCGGAGCATTTAATGAAGATTTACCAGTGCATCGCTGCCGTGACCGCCGAACTTTCCAAGATCGGCATTAGCAAGAGCAGCAAGAACCAGCAGCAGAACTACGCCTTCCGTGGCATCGACCAGGTATATGGCGCTCTCTCGCCATTACTGTCGAAGTACGGTCTTGTCATCCTGCCCCGCGTGACGCACCGCGAAGTTATCGAGCGGCAGAACCGCAGCGGCACCGCGCTCTTTTACGTGACGCTCACCGTCGAGTTCGACTTCGTATGCGCCGAGGATGGCAGCAAGCATACGGTCGTGACCGTGGGCGAAGCGATGGACAGCGGCGACAAGGCGAGCAACAAGGCCATGTCTGCCGCCTACAAGTACGCCGCTTTCCAAGCGTTCTGCATTCCGACTGAGGGCGACAACGACGCCGATGCGACAAGCCACGAAGTCGCTGCTGCGCCAGTCATCGACCCTGCAATGCTCACGGCCATCGACCTCGTGGAGAACGAGAAGGAACTGAATACGCTTTACCACTCGCTCTCTGAGGGCGAGCGTAAGCCGCTGATTCCGCACTTTGCAGCACGCAAGAAGGCGCTGCGGGAAGCGCAGCAATGAGCCTTTCGTACTACATGGACATGAACGACGGCGAGATCGTCGGACACGTTCTCGCGCTCGGTGACGACGCGTCGGAGTTGTCTTACGTGCTGGCGAACCGTCTGCGCGTGCAGAGCAAGTTGCGGCAGGACGCAGAGATGCGAATGCAGTTAGCGCAGGAGCGTATCTACCGGCTCGAGCGTGAAGTCCACGAACTCAAAATGATGGCGGAGAAGATGTGATGGAAGACGTTATCCAGAGAACGGACGCTTGGAAGGCGTTACGGTTAGGCAAGGTAACAGCATCGAAGGTTGCCGGGATTGTGGCGCGAGTAAAGGGCGGCGCGTATGCCGCATCACGCCGAAACTATATGGCTCAGTTAGTTTGCGAAAGGCTCACGGGCAAGCCCACGGAAGGGTATTCCGATGCTGCAATGCAGTGGGGAACGGACCAAGAACCGTTTGCCCGTGACGCCTACTCCGCCCGCACTGGCGAACTCGTGACCGAGGTTGCGTTCGTGCAGCACCCACGCATTGCGATGGCAGGCGCGTCACCGGATGGTCTTATCGGCATTAACGGAAACTTGGAGATCAAGTGTCCGCAGACGGCCACGCACATTGAATACCTACTTAACCGTGAGCCGCCACAGGAATATTTTTATCAGATGCAATGGCAGATGGCGTGCTGCATGACGGACTGGTGCGATTGGGTGTCGTACGACCCACGTATGCCGGAGAACTTGCAGCTACTGATTGTGCGTATCCCGAGGGACGACGACGCGATCCGTATGCTTGAGACTGAAGTGGAATCGTTCCTCGCGGAACTCAATGACAAGGTAACCAAACTGAAGGAGTTGAATGTATGAATGGCATGAAGCAATGGGACAACACGAATCGCGGCGTTCTCTTTCCGAACGATAAGAAGGGCAACGAGGCGCGGCCCGACCACACGGGCGACCTCAACGTCGATGGCGTTGAGTATCGGCTTTCCGCTTGGATCAAGCGCAGCAAGAAAGGCGATGAGTTTTTGTCTTTGAGCGTGCAAAAGAAAGACGGCCAGCAGCAGCGTCCTGCGCCGAAACCCGCCGCCAAGCCGGTCAATGACTTTACCGATGACGACCTGTCGCAGGTGCCGTTTTGATTAGCGAAGACAGGGCAGAGAAGGCGCTGCGGTATCTCGTTGACACCGACGAGACTGCCGCTGCCGCCAAGGCGGAAATGGAACGTGCTGAGTTTGCGTACAAACGAACTCGAGAAGCCGTATTCACGCACGCACAGGGCACCGTCGCCGAGCGCCAGGCTACGGCAATGCAGCACGCCAACACGCTTAAGGCGCACGAGCAATACGTCATGGCGATATCGCTCTACAACAAACTCAACAACAAGCGTGACACCGAGCGGATCGTCATGGACGCATGGAGAACTTTGCAAGCAAACAGGAGGCAGGCATGACCCGCGACGACATCGTACAGATTGCATGGGACGTTGGCCTGTTTATGCGTTCGCACAAGTTCCAAGACGAACCGACCAAGTTGGAGCGGTTTGCCGAAAGGATTGCCGCCAAAGAGAGAGAAGCCTGCGCTGAACTGTGCCAAGAAATGGAAGACAGAGAAAACCCATACGAACGGAATGTCGCTGTCTTGGACTGCGCGTCTGCAATTCGGGCGAGGGGTGAGTGATTCCGGTTTGACGAAATTCAATAATGAGGTGACTTATGCGACAAGTAGACGAAATCAGACAGGCTTTGCTTGACGGCAAGAGCATCACGCCGCTCGATGCGTTGCGTGACTATGGTTGCTTTCGGTTAGCCGCTAGGATTGACCAGTTACGCAAGCAAGGCTATTGCATTACCACAGAATTTGCGCACCACAATGGTAAGAAATACGCGAGTTACCGACTGATATCTAAAGGTAACGCGCCCGACCTCATCGCATAAAAAAGCCCCGACAGAGGGGGTACTTCTGCCGGGGCAAGATGAGTCGATCTCTCAAGGGTGAACTATGCCAAACAAGGGTACGATAAACCGATGAACGACACAACCGATATTTCGACGCTGCCGCCGAATGACTGGTTTAAGCGCTTCGTGTACGTCAGCGAGGGCGATTACTACTTCGATGTTATCGAGCGCCAGGAATACGGTCGCGCCGCCTTCAACGCCATCTACCGTGGCACCCAGTGTCATAGTGTCCACAACAAGGCGCGGCGCATCGAGGCCGCGACTTTCTTCGATGAGAACCGTGCCGCGCTCGGTAGCCGGTTGCTGACGGGCCTCACCTACGCGGCGGGCGAGTCGGTGCTGGTCGCTAAGGGTAATCAAGCGCACGCTAATAAATGGCGCAACCACAGGCCAGAAGGCGTGCCGGGGGATGTATCCCCTTGGATACACCACGCCGAGCGGATGATTCCGAACGCACTCGAGCGGGAACACGTTTTTAACGTGCTGGCTTTCAAGCGCCAGAACCCTGCCCGCAAGTGTAACCACGCCATCCTGCACGGCGGTTTGCCGGGGTCCGGCAAGGACACGCTATACGCGCCATTCCTGTGGTCTATTGGCGGCCCTACGCTCGCCAACGTGTCAGAGGCACGGGCGGAAGAGGTCGCGGGAGTGTGGGGCTATAGCCTCGAATCTGAAGTCATCGTGCTGAATGAACTGCGACAGAGGGCAGATGGCGACCGCAAAGCGCTTGAGAATGCGCTGAAGCCCATTATCGCTGCGCCGCCAGAACTTCTGCTAGTGAAC